TCGAGGAGCTCACATAGCAATTCTTGATGATGTGATGTCGGAAGANGATTCATTTTCAGAAGCAGGAAGAAAATATATAAAAGAATGGTACCCAGCTGGACTACGAACACGTATTATGCCCAACGGAAGTATATTAATTATTAATACAAGGTATCATTTTGATGATTTATGTGGATGGTTATTAAAACAACAGGAAGAAATCTCTGATTATGGAATTATTCCTTGGGAAGTTATTAAAATACCAGCATGGGTAGATGAAGCTTCTGCTGAATTATTAGATTTACCTGTTGGTTCTTCTTATTTTCCAGAATGGAAGCCAGATGAAGTATTAAAAGTAGATGAACAGGAAATAAAAGCTTCCAATGGCAGTAGATACTGGGAATCTTTGTATATGCAAAACCCAGTAGCAGAAGAAGGTGGATTAATAAAAAAAGATTGGGTACAATGGTGGGAATATGAAGAACCTCCTACCTGTGATTTTATAATTCAAACATATGATACTGCATTTTCTACAGCTTCACATGCAGATTTTAGTGTTATACAAACATGGGGAATCTTTTGTTCCTATGACCAAGATGAATATGGAGAAGAAGGGTACCCATCTAATTTAATTCTACTAGGAAATATAAAAGGTAGGTTTGAATATCCTATTCTTAGAAAGATGGCACAAGATTTATATNATCAACATAGACCAGATGTTTGTATTGTAGAGAAAAAAGCATCAGGACAGTCATTGATACAGGATATGCGAAGAGCTGGATTACCTGTACAGGAATTTATACCAGATAAAGATAAGATAGCAAGAGTGTATGCTGCATCCCCTATGATGGAAGCAGGAAGAGTATGGATACCTAAACATAAAAGATGGTCTGATGATCTTCTTACAGAATTATTACAGTTTCCACATGGTGCTCATGATGACCAAGTGGATGCATTAACTATGGCAATACATTTTATGAAAGAGTCTTGGCATTTAACACATCCAGATGATCCAGACTATGAGGATGCTCCAAGAAAAAAAAGAGTTGCATATTGGAGAATATAATGATATACTTTGGTATTATAATCTTATATTGTTTACTATTCGAACTATTCCTTTATGTCAGAAAAAAAATTCTTACCAGATGTAACTAGAAGAGATGTCTTAAAAGGCATAGGAAAAGGTGCAGCATTAACTCAAGCACCTGCTATATCTGGTTTATCTAGTTTAGTAAAAGGTGTAAAGACTGGATTAGATATAAATCAAAAATTAGATTTAACAAAAAATATTCTACAAGAATTGTTATCTTTAGAAAGACAATTTGATTATGGTGATGAAGAGAAATATAATGGAATTAGCTATGCTATTTCAGTATTAAAAAATATTCAAAGGCAGGAAGAAATCAATCCCTATCCAGAAGATAGTCCTAATCACTTAAAAGAAGAACAAAGCAAACAAAGGAGAAAAGAAAGATTTTTTCCTAATGAAGAACCAAATATTAAAGAAATTATAAACTTTATACAAACAGAAGGTGGATACGCTGAACCAACTGCTACAAAAATTACAAAGAATGATATAGTTAGAATTTTAGATCTTATTAAAAAACAAAATAAATTATTAGATACAGCAAAGAAATATGATTTACCTTTACAATATATGTTAAATCAAACAGGAGAAGATCATCCTATTTTAGATGTACAAAATTATCAACTGAGTAAATATAATATAGGGAGGAACTTCGTAAAATACTTCGAGGAGCCTTTCGAATTTTTAGAAAGTATACTTAGAAACTTTGATAATAAACTAAGACCTAAGTTTTTAGAAGAATATAATACTCCTAATGAAGAAATAGAGCGTGGATACATAGGATCACATGGAGGTAAATTTAGACAACGAGAATTATATAATAAACTTCAGAAAGAAATGATTAATAAATATGGTGAAGAAGAAGGAATGTATGCAGGTTTAAAAGACGGTCAAATGTTAACAACTAAGGTAGACTATAATGACCCATTAGTAAAAGAATATAAAAAAGCTGGAACATCTATTGTAGGAGAAGAGTTAGGGATGTATGGTGGCGATCTGTTAGATGACCCCCAAACACAATATGAATTAAGCCTTGATAGTAAATTAAATGATGGTGAAATAGTAGATACGCAAGCAGATAGTGAAAAAGTTAATTGGCTAACAGATGTAGCAGGAGATTTGTTTAAAGATTATGCTAATAAAAAATTACAAGAAGTTTTAAAGAAACGACCTAACGAACAAGTAAAACAATTACCAGAACCTGAAGCAATAGATGTAGAAGTACAAAATAAAAAAGAAATACCTGTGCAAGCAGAACAAGAAGCACCTGTTCCACCAGGTAGTTTAGGAAAGATATTAAAAAGAACTCCTTATATTGGAGGATTGTTAACTGCATTTACTCCTACTCAAATGGGAGATGCAGAACTTAAAATAAAAGATCAACAAGGAAATCTAATACAAAAAAGAAAAGGTGGAACTGTAATGAAAAATTATTATAAAAATTATAACACACAAAGGACAATATAATGGCAACTGAAAGAAATCCTTTTGAAAAAATACAAGAAGAAATTACCAATGTAATACAGCTTCCTGAAAAACAAGAAGAAGGAGAACCATCTTTTGAAGTAGAACCTGATGGTGGTCTAACTGTTGATTTTTCTTCTGAAGAAGAGTCTGTAGAAATGGGAGCATCAACAGCAGTTGGTGAATGGTATAACAATCTTGCAGAAAACTTAGATGAAGGAATTTTAGAAGAAATATCTAATAATGTATATGACAATTATATTGCAGATAAAGATTCCAGAGGAGAATGGGAATCTATGTTTGAAAGAGGATTTGATTTACTAGGATTAAAAATACAAGATACAACAGAACCATTTGAAGGTGCGTGTACAGCAGTTCATCCCCTTCTTATTGAATCTGCAGTTAAGTTTCAATCAAAAGCATCACAAGAATTATTTCCATCTAAAGGTCCAGTTAAAGCACAGATACTAGGGAAGGTAACTCCTGAAAAAGAATTACAGGCAAATAGAGTTCAGGATTTTATGAATTATCAGGTTACAAATCAGATGCCTGAATATTTTGACGAGTTTGAAAGAATGCTTTTTCATTTACCTTTATTAGGTTCAGCATTTAAAAAAGTATATTATGACGAAACATTAAAACGCCCTGTATCAGAGTTTGTTCCTATAGATCAGTTTTATGTTTCTTACTACGCTAGTAATTTACAGAAAGCAGAAAGATATACCCATGTTATCTATCGTAATCCTGTAGATTTAGCAAAAGAAATACGTAATGAAGTTTATTCTGATTTAGATTTACCAGAACCAGCTAATCCAGTTCAAACATCTTTAGCAGAAAAGATGGATACTATTTTAGGATTATCTCCTAGTTCTGATTTAGATCCTCAATATGTTTTATTAGAACAACATTGTTTTTTAGATATTAAAGATTCTGAAAGTGAAGAAGGTGAGTCTTGTCCATACATTGTAACAATAGAAGAACAATCAAGAAAAGTTTTAAGTATTAGAAGAAACTGGAAACCTGATGATGCTACAAAAACAAAGAATATACATTTTGTACATTATCGTTTTGTACCAGGTTTTAGTTTTTATGGTCTAGGTCTAATGCACTTCTTAGGAAATATAACAATGACTGCAACAGCAGCTATGAGAAGTTTAGTAGATGCAGGACAGTTTGCGAACTTACCAGGTGGTTTTAAGGCAAAAGGAGTTCGTATGGTTGGTGACAATGAGCCTATTGCACCTGGTGAGTTTAAAGAGATAGAAGCATTAGGTGCTGATTTATCTAAAGCTATTGTACCATTACCATATAAAGAACCTTCTAGTACATTATTTCAAATGTTAGGTTTTATGACTACAGCAGGTCAAAAGTTTGCTGATAGTACAGAACAAGTAATTGCAGATGGTGCTAACTATGGACCAGTTGGAACTACAATGGCATTACTTGAAGCATCAAGTAAATTTTTTACAGCTATTCATAAACGATTACATAAATCACAAAAAGATGAATTTAGAATTTTAGCTCAAATAAATTTAGATTATTTACCAGAAGAATATCCTTATGATGTTCCTATGGCAGAAAGAAATATATTTAAACAAGACTTTGATGGTAGAGTAGATATTATTCCTGTAAGTGATCCAAATATACCAAGTAATGCACATAGATTAATGTTAGCACAAATGACATTACAAATGGCACAGCAATCACCACCAGGAATGTTTAACTTAGAAGCATTAAATAGAACAATATTAAATGCAGCTAATGTTCCTAATGTAGATGAAATACTTCCACCTAAAGTACAACCAGAACAATTAGATCCTGTATCAGATATTATGGCAGCTTCTAAAGGAATGCCTATTGCAGCATTTGCAGGACAAGACCATGAAGCACATATACAAGTTAAGATGGCATATCTAAATGATCCACAAAACGGAGCTAATCCTATTATGGCAAAACTACAACCTATCTTAGCTGCTAATATACAAGAACATTCTGTAATGAAATATCAAGAACAGATTAATGGTATGACACAACAAAAGCTACAACAAAATGTTTCACCACAAGATGCACAGAATCCTGCAGTTGTTCAAGGTGCTATGGCAGAAGCTGCTAAAGAAGTTGCTAATGCAAATGCAGCTATGGGATTAGTTAAATCTCCAGAACAACAAATGGTAGCATTAGAAGAACAAAAAGTAAAACTAGAACAACAAAAACTACAAATGAAAGCTATGCAAGATAATGCTAAAGCAATACTAGATGCACAAAAATTAGAATTAGAAGAAAGCGAAGTATTATTAAAAGTAGCTGATAATGCACAATCAAAAGAATTTAAAGAACAAAAAGCTCAAATGGATAGATTAAGTAAAGAACAAATGAAAGCATTAGAAGCTTTAGTTAATATGTCTATTGAAGAAAATAAAATTGAAAGTGACGAGAAAATTAAATCTGCTGAACTATTAACAAAATTAAGTCAAAATAAAACATGAGTAGTCCTTTTGAAGAAGCTATAAAAGCTTTTGGTGACGAAATTCAAAACTTAAAAAATATTCTTGGTGATGGTAGTCCAGAATCCTATGACCAATATAAACATATTGTTGGTACAATTAGAGGTATTGAATGGGCACGTCAAGAACTTATAACTATTATTAAAAATATAAATCAAGAAGAGGAGTAGTATGCAAACTGTACCTATGGGTCGTTCCATAAAAAATGACATGTGGATTACAAAAGAAGAAGTTCCTAATCCAGATGTTTTACCAGAACTACCAGGTTATCATATTCTAGTGAGACCTGTTAGTATTAAATCAGAAACTAAAGGTGGAATTATTTTACCAGATTCTACTAAAGAAGATATGGCTTATCTTACAACTGTTGGTCAAGTAGTAGCAGTTGGTAATTTAGCTTATCATGATATGGAAAAATTTCAAAAAGGAGCTTGGTGTGAAGTAGATGATTATGTCTGCTATGGTAAACATGCAGGTCAAAAAATAAAATATAAAGGTATACGATATATTTTATTATATGATGATCAAATTATTATGAAGGTAGAAAGTCCTAAAGATTTAGATCCTACCTTTAATTTATCTATAAATAGTGAATAATTTATTTGCGTAGATAATAATCCTATTGTATAATTAATTTAAAACGTAATGCGTTTGTTTCGTAAACAACGGAGGTAATATGAAAGATGACGAAAAATGGGGAGATGTAGAAACTCCTAAACAAGAAGAAGAAGAAAAAGTAGAGGTAGAAGTAGAAGAAGATGATGGTTCTCCATCTAATGTTGAACCAGAAATAGCAGAAGATAAAAAAAATGAGGAACCTAAAGAGTTAGAAGGTATAGAAACTAAAGGTGCTCAAAAAAGAATTAGACAACTAATTAAACAAAGAAAAGATAAAGAAGACCAAATAACTCAACTTATACAACAAAACGAGAAGTTACAAGGTTTAGTTAAAAAAAGAGAAAATGATTTTTCTACTGTAAGTAAAAAGAATTTAG